TCTGAGCCAGTAAATGTGTCAGGCTGTACATCGTCTGCAAGTGACACGTTAAACTCACCATCTTGTAATGCTTTAACTGTCATCATCGTCTCCTGTATTTCTAACCAAAGAAATGCTTGAAATGTAACAACCAGTTCGGTCTTGTATCCATTGTTTAGCATCTTGTACGTGCCATCTTGGGGCAGTTATGATTACTGGGTCAGCTCGAAATGAGCTATCTTTTCCATTTCTACCAAACCAAACCATCCATTGCATTCCGTTCCACATAGTCATTTTGTTATCGTCATCTGTATCTGTATTACTCATAATATCTCCTATTTGTTAAAATTTATTGCGAACTTTTTAGCGTGTCTTAGAGCATTTTGAAAACACTCCATTTGCTCCAAGCCATTTACATCACCTATATCACCACCACTTGACCTGCTAAAGTTAACACCTCTGTCAGATACCTCAACTGTTATTATTGAACTACCCCAGTAACCTTTAGGTTGGTATTTAGCTTGGGAAACTGTATAACTCCAATCATCAGGGTTATCAGATTTCATGTTGTCATAATCCATAGCTTCATATGTAGAGTAAGTTACTTTAAAGCCTTGGTCATGGTCTGCTTGAGTCCAATCGCTGTAAGATTTTTTTACTAAGTTGTTATACTTTTCAGTATTCATATATTCTCCTATAAGTTAAATTATTTATCTCATGCCCAAAAATTGCCATCTACGCATTCTTATTACGTCACCTTTAATTCCAACGGATTCTGCAATAGTACATATGTTTGTAAGAGTAATCCTACGTGCATCTAGTTGGTCAAAGACTAAACCATAAGCATCAAATTTTTCAAGCTTACCATCAACAAATTTTTGTAAAGTCTCACGAACATAAATAATAGTTCTAAGTTGTTTAGCAGTAATTTTTTTCATTGCATCTCCTATAAGTTAAAATTTCATCTCAATAACAAGGTTATTATACCACCTTTGAGACAGAATGTCAAGCTTTATTTAATTAAATAGATAAAAAAAAGGGAGGCTATTAACCTCCCAGTTTAGTTAAGCGGCTTGTGCCATAGATTCTAGCAAAGGAATGACTTTTCTTACCTTAGCCTCACGATTGTATATCGTAGCAACTTTGTTAGCTTCATTCTTAAATTTAGCGTGGCTAGACCAGTCAGTTAATGTGTTAAACAATGCCCAAACAGTTGTGCCTAATTCAGCTTTGTATTTAAGAAATGTCTCTTCAAGTAAAACCTGTAGCCTGTCACTCTTACCTGCTACTTTTTCAAATACTGCTGTAGCTTGTGCATTAGTTACCCCTGCTTTAGCAAACTGTTGCCATAGCTTAACGTTAGCTTCGTAAACCTCAAGAGCTGTCTCAAGCTTCTCGATAGCAACGTCTGTATCTAGGCTTTTAGTGTGTTTAGCACTATATGAAGAGAAAGCATCAACTACAACCTGTCCGTTCATACAAGCTAGTCTAACAGCTCCCAACATAGACATAAACTTCCAAGTGCCATCACATGAATTAAGAACCATGATTTGTAGCTGTACAAAGTCACCAACATCAACTGCCATTTCGTGTGCAGGAAACGTGTAGACAACTTTAGTCTTAGCACCATTATGTGAATACTCAATCTTTTTAGTCATGCCAGTCTTGTCTAAACTTGATGCCATAATTACATCGTGGAACTGTGGCATGATGTCAGAGTCTTGCACTACATTGTAGTTCTTGCCTACAACTGCTATTGGGTCACCATCTTTATTAACAATAGCTTTATGTGTTTCTAAACGCTTAGGCATTTCATCGTCTAAATAAACAGCAGGTCTAGTGTATAAACTCTGCTCATAAACAGTTTGATATTCGTTAGTGTCAGTTACGATTGTTAAATTTTCCATGTTATCTCCTATTAGTTAAAGTATTTGACCAGTTGCAAGGTCAAGTGTAAATTCTGCTCTATCAAAAAATTTAGCTATTTCGATAGAATCGCTGTCACCTTCGTTAAAGTTTGGGTGACTGTCATCAAGAAACTTAAACCAAACCTCAGCGTTAAAGTGTTCGCTTGGCTCAGAGATGCCTTGAATAAGTACAGGGTGTTTGCTAGTTACGTTCTTTGTTTCTATTTGCTTAACAACACCTAGTGAATCCCATTGCTCAGAAGTCATGCACGTTACGTAATTAACTGTAGCATTTTTACCAATGTAAGAATCTAAATTTGCCATGTATATCTCCTAAAAGTTAAAAGGTGTAACCATTTCGATTACAGGGTAATTATACAACATTTGATATGATTTGTCAAGTCTATTTAATTAAATAAAAATAGCAGACAAAAAAAAAGGGAGGCTGTTAACCTCCCCTGTTAAAGTTATCTACGAATTATCTCAAATTCTCCACAATTCTTACGAACAACTGCTCGTAATTGTGTTAATTCAAAAACGCTGAAGTATTTTGGAACTTTTTTCTCTTTACCTTCTTTGTCTTTTTTAGTAACTATTGTCATTAATCTTGCAACAGCTTTTGCACCTTTAAGTTCTTTGCCTGATAAATTCCAAGCTTTACGAACTTGGTTAAAAGTTGCAAACTGGTCACCTTCATTAAAACCTGCCTCCATAAGAGTAGTTATGTTGCAACCAGTATATTCATCGTTAGTAATAAAGTTAATCATTTGTATCTCCTATGTGTTAAAAGTGTAGGGAGGTTGCCCTCCCCTGTTAAAAATTAGTCTGCGAATGATAAGCAAGTTTCTCTAAATGCTACGTCAAAGCCTTGTTTTCTTAAAGATTTTTCTGCTTTGTAAGCTTCACCAATATCTGTATATACACCAAATATTTGTCTTTCGTCATTCTGTACTATACTAACTGCCCACATCATGACTGCTTTGTTGTTTGCTGTTACTTCTAAATTTTGCTTTTTCATTCTAGCTCCTATGGGTTAAAGTGTGTAATTCATCTCAATTACGGTGTAATTATACAACATTTGAGTGCATTTGTCAAGCTTTATTTAATTAAATAGAATAAATAATTACAATAAGTTGCAATAAAAATACAAGACGTGTATCATTCGAGTTCTTGGTTTAGAGTTTTCAGATGCTTAGAAAACACAAAACCCCTAGAGTTAAGGCTCTAGAGGTCTTGCTAAACTGGCAGTTGCCCCTGCTGTTTGAGGATTATTATACCATCTTATAACGAATTGGCAACTTTCAGGATACGAAAGGTGATATGTCTAGCCAATTGGTTGCACTCACACCTTTAAAAAAAAGAGATTTAGCTATGTATTTCAAGAGGCTGTTGATTGATGTTGGATTTATAAACACGCTTATATTGGTAACCACCTTGGGCAGTAAGTTTAATCCAATGCAGAGTGCAGAAGGCTAAGTACCTATTACAAGGTAGCGATGACTCTGACCTGATTAGTTGTAATGGTTTCAGGCATACGGATAAATACTGCGAAGGACTGTATACCGATGTAAATCTCTAACTGCTTTGACTAGTGGTTAGGGATTTCTTTGCTCCGAAACTCTCAGCTCAGGAACTGAACCCGATGTTAAAAAAAAGCTCTTTAAAAGGGATTTATCCCTTAGCTTTACATAAGTAAGTCTCCGAAGGAGAAGTAAGTACAAGAAAAAAAACGTAAACAACTTGCAATACATATCCTGTTTGATATAATTAAGTCTAAGTTAACTATTAATATAACTATGAGCGATAAAGGAATAATCTATTATAAATCTATACCTGCTGAGATTAAGAAGCTAAAACTAACCCAAAAACAATGTGCAGATATGATGGGAGTTAGCCTTTCAGGTTTAACGCACAGAATCAAAGCTGACAAGCCACAGTTTCATTTAGCAATTTATGGATTAGCAACGTATATGGGTCAGAACGATGGTAATTTAAAAGCTAATATTACTGAAGTCAACAATGGTAAATTTGTTATAAGCTAATGTCTAATGAAGATGTAGCTGAGACGATTTATAAGCTCATGAGTTTGCTCAGTAAAATTGAAGACCAAAAATTAAAGTCTGATATTGAAGACCAAATTATAGCATTGTGTGACCAGTTAAAATTTAGCATGGTTATGGACAAAGCTAAAAGTAAATGAAGAGCGAAGAGCATGAAGTACAAAAAGCTATATGCAATTATTTAGATATTAGACGTGTTTGTTATTTTGCTGTTCCGAATGGTGGTAAACGTAATAAAATTGAGGCAAAAAAATTTAGAGCAGAAGGTGTAAAGAGTGGAGTGCCTGACATTTGTTTTGTGTGGGAAGGCATGAGTTATTTTTTGGAAGTTAAAAAGCCTAAAACATTGACACCTAAAGGTAGGCTTAGTAAAAATCAAAAAGAATTTATCGCTAAGTTAAAAGATAATGGTGCTGAAGTTGCTGTAGTATATTCAGTAGCAGATGTAATAGAAGCATTTATTGATTGGGGTATAGGGCATTGAAACAAAATCGAATAACTAAATCAGCACGTGGTAAAGCATGTACTTTAAAACTTGATGGGTGCTTAGGTAATGAGACAGTAGTCTTTTGTCATAAAAATGGTGCAGGAACTGGCACTAAAATGACAGATGATTTAGGTAGAGACATAGGTTTTTATGGATGTGCTAATTGTCACCAAATATATGATTCGTTAGTGCATGAGTATTACAAGCCACATTTTATTGAAGAGATGGCAGAGTTTGCTATTACTAGAACTAAGCGACAGTTAGTTAAAGCAGGTATAGTTGGTGAAGAGTACACTTTACGTGAGTAAGTTTGAAGAAGATTTAGAAGTAGGACATAACGCAGAGCAAAAAGTTTTAAAGCTATTACAGACCCAATATCCTAGTGCTAGAATTCTTGATGGATATTGTAAGGAGATGGATATATTTGTTCCTGAGACTGTTAAAGGTTATGAAGTCAAACAAGATTTTAAGAGTGAGCATACAGGCAACATTGTAGTAGAAGTAGCAATGTATGATAAGCCTTCAGGGTTGATGACAAGTAAAGCTTATGCATGGGTTTTTGTTACACCAAACCGGTACGCTTTTATAGAACGAGATAGAATTAAGGACTGCATTATTGAAAACAATTTACAATACAAAACGTTTGTGGGTAATGGTGATACAGAAGTTAAGAATGCTTACTTAATTAAGAAAGAGCTATTGTTTAATTATGCATATAAAATTTTAAATTATGACTGAGGCATTAAGGAGATTATTTATTGTGAGTGAATCGTTAAGTAGAATACTTAAAAGAGACAAACCTAAAGCAGATATTGTAGAGAACATGACACGCAGTTTTTTTAAGGGTAGTGATACAGATGAAGCTATGATAATTATAAAGCCTAACACTATGACACGAAGTCAGGCTCAAAACAGATTGTATTGGATGATAATAGAACAGATACGTAAAGAGACTTACAATACTAAAGATGCTATTCATGACCATTGCCGAGAAGAATTTTTAGAGATACAAACAGAGACAGTTTGCAATAAAGAAAGAACTGTCTTAAAATCTACAACAGAACTAAATACTAAAGAGATGGGTGAGTATATAGATGATGTAATTGTCTTTGCTGAAACTGACTTGGGTATTAAGCTACAACTACCTGATGATTGGAGAGAGTTAATTAGCTAGGACATTTATACATTAGTAGATGCTACATTTAGTGCTTCCAACCATTTGTGGTGTCCATCGTGGAAAGAGTGTCCTAACTAATTAGAGGATAAATATGGCTAGACCAACTAAGTGGAATAAAGAAATAGAAGAGAAAGCTCTTGCTTACATAGATGACTATCAAATGTATGGTGATATGATTCCAAGTATTGAGGGAATGGCAGAGCATTTAGGTCTTCACAGAGACACTTTATATGATTGGGCAAAGCAAAAAGATAAAGGGTTTTCCGACATATTAGGCAGATGTATGCAAGTTCAAGCTAAAACTCTTGTAAACAATGGTCTTAACAACACATTCAATTCAGCAATAACTAAGCTTGTTTTAGGTAAGCATGGATACCACGATAAGATGGAGCAAGACATAACATCTAGTGATGAATCTATGAAGCCAACAGTCATACAATTAGTTAGTAAGCATGAGTCAAGTAGCTGAAGTCCAATTACCTGATAAATTAATACCAGTCTTTGAAGGCACAGCTAGGATTCGTGGAGCTTATGGAGGTCGCGGGAGTGGTAAGACAAGAAGCTTTGCATTAATGACAGCAGTCTTTGGTTATCGTTGGGGCATGTCAGGTGTCAGAGGAACAATATTGTGTGGTCGTGAGTTTATGAACTCTTTAGGTGAGTCATCAATGGCTGAGATTAAGTCTGCCATTCTTAGTGTTGATTGGTTAGCTGATTATTATGAGATAGGTGAGAAGTTTATTAGGTCAAAGGATGGCAATATAACTTACACTTTTGCAGGACTAAGACGTTCATTAGATAGTATCAAGTCACAGTCTCGCATCCTTATAGCTTGGGTAGATGAGGCTGAGTCAGTTAGTGGCAGAGCATGGGATTTGTTGATGCCTACAGTACGTGAAGAAGATAAGAGTATTGGCTTTAACTCTGAGGTATGGATAACATGGAATCCTGAGTCAAAGTATAGTGCAACACATGAAAGGTTTAGAGATAGCTTTCCTTCAGACTCTAAGATAGTTAGTATGCAATGGCAAGATAACCCATGGTTTCCAACAGTCCTTGATGAGCAAAGGCTTGAAGATAAAGAGAAACGTCCTGAGTCATACGAACACATTTGGGAAGGAGGCTTTTTAATATTTTCAGAGGGTGCATATTATTCTGCTGAATTACGCAGAGCCAAAGATGAAGATAGAATTACAAAGGTTAGATATGACAGAGCCAAAGGTGTAGTTACAAGTTGGGATTTAGGTATAGGTGACAGCACATCAATAGTCTTTGC